ACACTGGGTCAGTTTCGCAGAGCACACCAAGGGCGTGTGTTTGAAGGTGCTGCTGCTGACTTGATCACAGAAACCAACGAATACTATCACAATCTCAATCGCAATCTCAAGAACATTGCACACCATCGCGGATATGCACAGTATTTTGAATCCTGGAAGCCAGCTGAGATTTCTGAAACCGACATGGTTGTGGAAGATCTCAAGGGCTTGTTTACCGAAACACGCATTGATCCTAGGATAGAATCAGCCTTGCCCATGTTGGCAAAGATACAACAGGAAGCACAAATCATGAAAGAAGCAGACATATTCGAATCCTGGGCCAACAACCTGGTAGAAGGTACCTGGGCCTTGCCGGACACTCCGGAAAAAATGGATCAGCTCAAGATGTGGCTGAGTGAACCGCATCCAGTTGGTCCAGATGCAGCCGATGCAAAAGATGTGTTAGGTGACTATATTGGCGACGATAACTTGTTTGATCAATTGGAAGAACTGGCCGAAGAAGATCCTGACGCAGATGCTGTTCCCTTGGTCATGGCCTGGATCGATCGCAATCGAGATGGATTTGCTGAGATCGCTGAACTGGCTCAAAATTTAGAAGCAGCCGCTGCACCTGCACCTGAACCGGCAGCACCTCCTGCTGCACCTGTTGCACCGCAAGCCGTAGCCGAAAGCGATCTATTTGATAGCAATTATAAAGTTATGTTTGTTGATTCCGACGGAGTAGTAGAAGACATGGGCAAGGTTAACACTCCGGCTGAAGCAAAAGAACTTGTTCAAAATCATTTTGATGACATCTTTGATACTGGCGATCGTTTAAGAAAAGTTGCTCCGAACATTTTTGTTCTTGAGACGGACTATACAAACACCGGCGAACGTGCAACTTTGGACAATTATAAAGATTTTTATCATTGGATCATTCGACCAGAACAAGATGTTGCAGAAGATACAGTGAGTCCACGGCTTGCAGGTGTGCAACAAACACAGCATGCTGATGGTACCAAAACTACAGACTATCAACAAGGACCCTTGCAGGCCACAAACAAAGTAGATGCACAAGGTCGCCCACTCAAGTCCACAGTAGGTTACGATTCGGGTGTTGGCAAGTTTGGTGCCGAACAAGATCATGTTACAGGTATTCGTACCACAACAGCAACTCCTGCTGATCCCAAAGCTGATCCCAATGCCTTGCTGCCAACCACTGCAATTGCTGCGGCCCGCGGCGTTAACCCAACAAAATTTGCAGCATTTCAAGCACAGCAACCGGGTGTTGTAAAAGAAGATCCGGACACAGGCATGTATGAATCTGATCTGGCCAGAATAAAATCTCTGGCCTTGCTCCTGCCGCAGAAAAACTGATACACTAAGTCAACTCAAGAAGCTAGCGCATGGTAAGTAGTACGTGAATATTGATCGTATTGTATTAACAACCTTTCCGGGATACTTTTTTTCTCAAATCCGATGCCTGCATAGCATACAACAGTATGCCGCAGGTTTTCCTATTGACATTATCATTGATGATTTTGATATCCAACACTGGCCCACGTATGTGACCGATTGTCAACTGTACATCACGCAGTGTTTCCCCAAACTTGACATCACCTTTCATCAGTTCAGTGATTTTGTTGGGCAGAGTCGATTGAAGAACGGAGGTTGGTTTAGACAGCAGTTGGTTAAACTTTATCTAGATCAATTTGTCACTGGTGATCGTTGGTTGTTGGTGGATGCTGATGTGGTATTCACACAAGATATCAGACTTGACACTATCAGTGCAACTGTGAACAACCTTCCTGATCCAATCAATGTGGGCAATCGTTTGTATGTTGAATTCATGCTCGGAACCGATCAGCCCTGGGTGGTAAACAAAGATGAATACTGGTGTCTAAGTTCAGTTCCTTTTAGACTGCTACAACGGGATCTGCTGCAAGGGTTGAGAGCACATGTGGAATCTTTACATGGCAAATTACTATTTGACTTGCATCATGAGCTGTTTGAACAGAATCGATTGGTAGCGTTTGATCCAGAATCTCAAACCATGATCATGAGCGAATTTCAATTGATAGAAGTGTTTAGGCATAGATACTATCATACCCCATTGCCAATTGGCCGTTGTGTTGCCAGCCATTTTGAACACTCGTCGATCAAAGACTGGAACACTGCAAGAACCTGGTTTGAGCAACAACTGTCAGTGTCTGAACAGCACTGGAAATCACTAGAAAATTTTGGAAAATATCATGTCTAGACTTTTTACACTTGGGTGTAGTTTTACACAATACTGGCGCTGGCCCACCTGGGCAGATGCTCTGGGTCGAGAATTTGACCACTTTGAAAATTGGGGCCTGTGCGGCGCCGGCAACAGCTACATACTCTGGAGCCTGATTGAATGTAACCAACGCAACCAGTTGAATTCTGATGACGAAGTCTGGATCATGTGGACCAATACCAGCCGGGAAGATCGTTATGTTGGTGAGCGTTGGCTAGAAGGTGGCAATGTGTATTGGTCAGCAGGCAGCTCGTTGCCTGCGGAATATGTAAAGAAGTTTGCATGCGAACGTGGGTATCTGATCAGAGATCTTGCCAATATTGCAGCAGCCAAGCAGCTACTGGATCACTGGGGTTGCAAATACAAATTCTTGAGCATGATTCCTTTTGCACATACCAATGAACATAACGGTCTAGGCTACAACCCCGACGACGTCAAACAAGAAAATCAAGACGTTCAAGAACTTTACAAAAACATTTTGAATCTGATTGGGCCCAGTGTGCTGGACACAGTGTTTGACGGCGCCTGGAAATCACGCCCCGGCATCAAATGCAACTTTGATCCAAAGCAAAGGGACTTTCATCCCACTCCTGCAGAGCATGTGGAGTATTTGCAAAAAGTTGCACCAGGTCTGCTGAGTCAATCTACTCTGGACTGGATGGCAGTATGCAATCAACAAGCAACAGATAATCTGCTGGAATGGCGAGAGCCCAATAGACCAAGGAGACTATGATGGATTTTGTTACCACAGGATCAAATCAATATCGGGTGCAGCATGACAGTTGGATGGACGGTGGCGGCACCTGGTTTGGACAAGAATATATAGACATTGTTCAACAGCGTTACTCCGGCCAGACATTTGAACGCTGCTATGAATGGTGCTCCGGACCAGCTTTCATAGGATTCGGTTTGCTGGATCATGGGCTATGCCGCAGCTTGTGTGTGAGCGACATATATCCTGATGCAATTGCGCGAGTTCAAGAAACTGCAAAAATACATCAGTTGACAAATGTCAGTGCCTATTCAACAGGCACAGTTGGAGGATTGCCTGATCACGAAATGTTCAACCTGGTTGTGGCCAATCCTCCACATTTTCTTGCATGTCCTGGGAACGACCATTATCAACGTATAGCAGTGGATCAGGATTGGCTGGCACATCAGGAGTTCTTCAAAAACATTGGACAGCATCTGGCACCCAATGGTGTTATTCTGCTTCAGGAGAATCAGGCCGGCTCCTTGAATAGAGAAAAAGACTTTGCGGCATACGTAGAATCTGCTGGTCTGGAAATAACAAATGTTTTTGATAGTCCAGCACACTACACCCCCAATCACTACACTCAAATCTATTACATAGAAATTAGGCAAAAATAATTTGTCTTTTGTGTTGACTCAACTAAATAAAACAACGAAGGGCGTGTAGTGGCATGCTCTTCCGTAAGCAACTAGATAGGCAAAGTTCGCTACCTTTGGTGGTAGGAAACACAGACAAGCTGTGTTATAATAACTTGTAGGCAGCATTTAAGTAGATCTTAAATTTTTAAAATCATATTAACGCACAAGAAAGGCAACACAATATGGCATCACTAGCAGAAATCCGCGCACGGCTACAGGCCGCAGACAGCAACAAAGGTGGGCAATCCACCGGAGGCGGCGACAAATCAATTTACCCACACTGGAACATGGAAGAAGGCAAAGAAGCTGTACTTCGTTTTTTACCAGACGGTAACACAAAAAACACATTCTTTTGGGCAGAGCGAGCAATGATTCGACTGCCATTCAATGGCGTCAAAGGTGAGATGGATTCCAAACAAGTCATGGTTCAAGTGCCATGCGTTGAGATGTGGGGCGATGCTTGCCCAATCTTGGCAGAAGTACGCACATGGTTCAAGGACAAGAGTCTTGAAGACATGGGTCGCAAGTACTGGAAAAAGCGCAGTTACATTTTCCAGGGCTTTGTACGTGAGAATCCCATTGGCGACGACAAAACACCGGACAATCCCATTCGCAAGTTCATCATTGGACCTCAGTTGTTTACTCTGATCAAGGGTGCCTTGATGGATCCTGAGTTGGAAGAATTGCCAACTGACATGTTGCGTGGCCTGGATTTCCGTATTGCCAAGACATCTAAAGGTGGATATGCAGACTACAACACATCCAAGTGGGCTCGTAAAGAATCCGCCTTGACTGAAGCTGAACAGGCTGCTGTGGCCACACATGGCTTGTATGATCTCAGCACATTCTTGCCCAAGAAGCCCGGAGCAGTTGAGCTCAAGGTAATCAAGGAAATGTTCGAAGCCAGTGTAGATGGACAGCCTTACGATACAGAGCGTTGGGGTCAGTACTTCCGCCCTGCTGGTGTCAACGCACCAGCTGGCAGTGCAGCCGCTGAAGACGCACCTGTGCCTGCGGCACGTTCGGCACCTGCACCTGTTGCAGACTTTGACGAAGATGTTGCCGCAGCAGAAAAATCTTTTGCTACTGAACCTGTTGCTGCCCCAAAGCCAGCACAGAAGGCCGAAGACATTTTGGCCATGATTCGTAGTCGTCAGCAGAAGTAATCTGACGTTACACACAGGGTGATCCCTGTGTGTTTCTATATGTATAAAGGAAAAAACGAATGGCAAAAGCATTTGACGTAAGCAAGTTCCGTAAGGAAATCACAAAAAGCATTGAAGGACTCAGCATTGGCTTCAATGATCCCACAGATTGGATCAGCACAGGCAACTATGCCTTGAACTATCTGATCTCAGGAGACTTCAACAAAGGCATTCCACTGGGCAAGGTCACAGTGTTCGCCGGTGAATCGGGTGCAGGCAAGAGTTACATCTGCTCCGGCAACATCATCAAGAACGCACAAGAGCAAGGTATCTATGTGGTCTTGGTTGACAGCGAAAACGCACTGGATGAAGCATGGCTCAAGGCACTGGGAGTAGACACCAGCCAAGACAAACTACTAAAACTAAGCATGAGCATGATTGACGATGTGGCCAAAACAATCTCAACATTCATGAGCGATTACAAGGCCTTGCCCGAAGGCGAACGTCCTAAGGTCATGTTTGTGATTGACAGTTTGGGCATGTTGTTGACACCCACAGACGTCAACCAGTTTGAAGCAGGCGACATGAAAGGTGACCTGGGTCGCAAACCCAAAGCACTCACAGCCCTGGTTCGTAACTGTGTCAACATGTTTGGTAGTTACAATGTTGGCCTGGTTTGTACCAATCACACCTATGCAAGTCAAGACATGTTTGACCCAGATGACAAGATCTCAGGTGGTCAAGGATTTATCTATGCTAGCAGTATTGTAGTTGCCATGAAGAAACTCAAGCTCAAAGAAGATGAAGACGGCAACAAGGTGTCAGAAGTCAACGGTATCCGTGCGTCATGCAAGATCATGAAGACTCGTTACAGCAAACCTTTTGAAGGTGTGCAGGTCAAGATTCCCTACACAACAGGTATGAGTCCATACTCGGGCCTGACTGACCTGGCTGAGAAAAAAGGTATCCTCAAAAAGGATGGCAACAGACTGGCATTTACCATGCAGGACACAGGCGAAATTATCAAGTATTTCCGCAAGGCCTGGGAAGCCAACGAAGATGGCTGTCTTGACAAGGTCATGGCAGATTTTGCCAAGATCAAAGATGAGGTCGTTGTAGAAGAAGCAGGAGACGAAGCATGAGCGAAACAGTAGCAAGCGAAATCTGGAGCGAACTCAAACGTTATGTCAACACTGTGGATCGTGACGAAGCAGCCGAAGCTGTGGTTGCAATCTTGATTGACAATGATTCAGATGTGGATGATATCCGTGCTGCCTTCAAGAACGATGTGGATATCAAACGTGCGCTCACTGCTTATCTTGACAACGACAAAGACTATGTGGATCCTGAAGATGAAGACCCTGAAGAAGATAGCGATACCACAGAAGATGACGACTGGGAAAACTAATGTGGTATAGTCAAGTGGCCGCGGATCTGGGCAAGATCCCAGACTTCATGGCACACTATGATCGTGAGCTCACAGATGCCAAACGAGATTGCCGAATTGGCGGCATTGTTGAGAACAACATCAAGCTGCTTCCGGGCATAACTGAGCAGAGATTCTACCAGCTTCAGGAAGTGGAAGCTGTGTTGAATCTGCTGAACATTCAGTTGCGCAAGATTCGTCGCAAGCATTTCCAAAAGTATCTGGAAGGTTACAATCGTGCTCTCAGCAGCAGAGATGCTGAAAAGTACGTGGACGGCGAAGATGAAGTGATTGACTTTGAAACCATTATCAATGAAGTGGCCCTGTTGCGTA